GTACGTCTCCGACCGCTGCGAGAACTTGATCACTTGCCTTATGGAATACACCGGCTCGGGCAACACCGAGCAATTCAAGGACTTCATAGATTGCTTGCGCTATTTTTGCATCTGCGACCCCGAGCACGTCACCAACTCGATGCTCGCCTGCACGGGCGGGGGCGGTTATTGATGGAAATAGTCCCGATAACACTTCGGGAGGCAAACGACTTCGTGGAGTCGTTTCACCGCCATAACGGGAGAACTTCCCGTGATGGGGGTAAGTTTGCCATTGGTGTGGAAACGGACGAGTTGGTCGGTGTGGCTATCGTTGGTAATCCCCTCTCGGCTACTTTCATGGATGGGAAAACAGCAGAGGTTTTACGGGTTTGTACGAGCGATCACGCCCCGCAGAATGCTTGCTCAAAACTTTACGGTGCCTGCTGGCGCATCTGGAGGATGATGGGGGGGGAGAAAACTCATCACTTATACGCTTGCGACCGAGAGTGGCGCAAGTTTGCGAGGTGCGGGGTGGAAGGTGGTGGGGGAGGTGAAGCCGCATAATAATTGGGAAGCTAAAACCAAGCGGGATGGGAAGAAACGAGAATGGCAACCAATTTACGGACAACTAAAGTTTCGTTGGGCGGTTATTGATTGACGCGAATTGCGTCAACCTTTAGTTTTGCAACATGGAGTCCAGCGATCCGGAACTTTTGTATGCATCCAAGGAACCCGACGTCGAGTACCTCCAGCAGGCATTCTCGGAAACGCAGGACGACTTGGACGAATGGCTTGACCGCCGTCAGCGCGACTGGGAGGTCCGCAACTGCCAATGGAGCGGCAAATCCTCCGACTTCAAGAAGCACGTCCCGTTAAAGAGCACGGGGACGGTATTCCCGTGGAACGGGGCAAGCGACCAGGAGGTCCGCCTTGCGGACGAGTTAATCAGTTGCCGCATCGCCCAGTGCATGTCGGCCATCCGCCGCGCCCACATCGTGGCGACCCCGGTTGAGAGCAGCGACGTCGGCAGGGCGGGCGTGGTAAGCGCCTTCCTCCGCTGGTTGATCAACTCCAAGATGGACGAATGGTACGAGCAGGTTGAATTAAGCCTGAACCACTTGTTCGAGCAGGGTTTGGCGGTTACTTACGTTTACTGGGACTCCCACGACCTGAAGCAGCAACAGGCGATCAACCTTGAGGAGATTGCGCAGGCCATGCCGCAGATAGCGGAGGTCATCATCGACGGCAGCATGGACGAGGAGTTGACCCAGATGCTCACGGACCAATTCAAGGTGAGCAAGGCGAAGGGAAAGGCGATGCTGCGCGAGTTGCGCGAGGACGGCGAGACCACGGTCCCCGTGACCCGCCAAGTGATCAACCAACCGCGCATCAAGGCTCTATCCCCGAGCGAGGACGTCTTCTGGCCCAGTTACACCATCGACCCGAACGAGGCTCCCTACGTCTTCCACGTAATCCGGATGACGCCGGAGATGCTGAAGAGCAAAGTTTCCGGCGAGGGATGGGACTCCAAGTTCGTAGACGCGGCCATCGAGAGCATGGGCGCGGGGGGTGAACCGCAGGCGGGCAACGCGGGCCGTCTGCGCGACGGCGACGACTTCATGAAATCCCCCGATCAGACTTTGCCGATTGTGTACTGCTACCAGCGTCTACTCGATGAGGACGACGTACCGGGAATATACTGCACGGTCTTCTGTGATGGTCTCGGAGGCGACGACCTCTTCGCCAAGCATACGCTCTTAGACTACGGGCACGGCCAGTATCCTTTTATATCGACCAAGCTGGAGGAGAACAATAAGCGCTTCTACTCATCCCGCAGCTACCCCGAATTAGTCGAATCTTTGCAACAGGTATTGAAGGTCGAGACCGACGCCGCCATCGACCGCCAGAGTCTATCCACGCTGCCTCCCCTCCAGCACCCTTTGGGCCGCTGCCCGACCGCATGGGGACCGGGCGTAAAAGTTCCTTATCGCGTCCCGAACGAGGTTAGCTTCGCGGACACGCCGCGCCTGGACACGGGTAATATCGAATTGCGTCGATATATTAAGGAATCCGCCGACCGCTACTTTGGCCGCAACGCTCCCGGCGTTGACCCGACCGAGGCAATGGCTAAACAGCAGGCCACGGTGGACAAGGTCTTCAGTCACCTTAAGCACGTCCTCGACCAAGTCTTCACTCTTTATCAGCAATACGGCCCCGATGCGGAGTTCTTCCGCGTAACGGGCGTGAACGACGTCCAGAAGTACTCCAAGGGACCGGCGGGCGAAAGATACGACTTCTGGCTCCAATTCGACGTAGCCACTCAAGACCCGGCCATGATGGTTGAGCGGGTGAAGGCGATAGCGGAACTGGGGGGCATGCTGGACAAGTCGGGCGTCCTCGACACGGAGCAACTATTGATCGTAGCCACTGAACAAATCCTCCCCGGCGCAGCCGAGCGGATAATGCTCCCGAAGGACACCGCGAGCGCCCGCGCCATGGAAGGCGCCCGCCAAGCTATCACGGAAGTCTACTCGGGCGTCCCGCCGAACGTACGCCCCGGCGGCTCCCCCGAGATTCAACTCCAGATGTTCCAGCAGTGGTTGCAGCAACCTGACATCACGCAGAAGGTACAGACCGACCCTGCCCTACAGGGCCGCATCGAGACCTACCTCCAACAGCTTCAAATGCAAATCTCACAGAAACAAAACGCCGAGATCGGCAGGCTGGGCACGGCGCCCACGCCCTACGGCGAAACTGCGGCTGCTTAGTCGCAAGAAAGGAAACGAATCATGGGTACGGGATACGAGGTAGAAGTTGACACTAAGGGCAGGTTCGTCGTGCGGAACTCCTCCACCGGGGCGCGTCACGGACGATTCGGCATGCGGCGGCAGGCGACGTCACTCATAGGCGCGTTACCCGACGCCGAGGCGCCTGTTAAGAAACCCGCGCGCGCGAGGGGCAAAGGCGGCAAACTGAAGGCTGACGACCCCTCCACGCCCGAGGTGAACGAGGCATGGGAGGGCGGCAAGGCTCCCAAGAAGAAGGCTCCCAAGAAGAAGGCTCCCGCCAAGAAGAAAGCCGCCAAGAAGAAAGCGAAGAAGTGAGTCATGGTTTATATACGGCAGGGAGAATTGAAGAAGGTTGCGTCCAAGGTAAATAACGAAACTGACTTGGTAGAACTTGCTTCAAGGCACGTCGATTTAAAGCCGGAAATTGAGGGCGGATCGGTATTTATTGGAGTAAGTCCGTTCCCTACTCGAATCGGCAACGAGGAAGGTCGGCTTATTGTCGTTACTTCCGGCGATAGTGCGGATTACTGGACGGACGCAAGTTACGGAGAAGCAGGTGATGCGGTTGCCTTTGTAGAAAAGACTGAAAGCCTTAGTTACGAGGACGCCGTAAAATTCTTAGCGAATCGTTTGGGTGTTCCGTTGGTGGATGATGGAGTAGGGAAGTGAGTGTCCTCTCTCCAGCGAGAGTGGTATTGGCTCATAGCGATTGGGATGTTCTTCCTTGAGCGCGATGCGTTGATAGACGTCCTTCTACTGGTATTAAGCCTCATTTACTCGGGGACTCGTTGAAATGCCTTTCAAGCGCCTGAAGAACGGAAAGTACAAATCCCCCACGGGAAGAATTCTAAGCAAGAAACAATTAACGGCTTACTACGCCCGTCAAAGGGCGAAGGGAAAGAAGAAATAGGTTGAGCATCATAAACTTTTTCAATGGGAGGGGGCGATCCCTCAAGAAGACTTACCACGACCTCGACCTCGAAGAGGCCCAGCAATCGATGGCGCAACTGAAGGGCGAACCAAATTTTCTGGAGTTCATCAAGTTCCGCGAACTTCAACGGGAGGAAATCATCCGTCAACTCCAGACGCAGGACGTCATAGAGAGCGTAAACCGTCACTTCATGCTTACGGGCAAATTGGAAGCCGTGCACGAGGAGTTGGATTTCATAGCGAATTTGGGCCAGTAACTACCGGCCCTACCACACCCGCCCCGTCTGCTCCGCCGCAGGCGGGGCTTTTTTTGTCCGCTTATTGATAATGGATTCTCATTAAGGATTGCCCCCCGGTCCGGAATAAGTTACTTTTGCCAACACTGTGGAAACACTGGAAAAAGGGGAAGTCTCCGCGCCCCCTACACAAAGCGCGGTGGAAGAATCAACGCAGCCCGAGGGAAACCTCAGTATGGCCGAATACGCTTCACAATTGCTGGAGCGCAGGGAGTCATCCGAGGAAACACCGGAGGGCGAACCCGAGGAAGCACCCGAATCCGCTGAAGAAGAAGCTGTGGACGAAGGCGATCCCTTGGCGGAGGCCATGCAGGAGGAAGCCCCGGACGAACCGGACCCGCCCGCAGAGGAAACCGAACCTGAACAGACCCAATCCAAGCACAACGTCGATCTCGACTCCCTGACGGAAGACGAGACGGCGGCTCTGGCGAAGCAGTTGAATGCATCCGCCGTTAAGCGCTTCGGCAAACTGACCGCCCAGAAGAAGACTCTGGCCGAGCAGAACCTGGCGCTTCAGCAGCAGATGCAGCAACAACAGACGACCACTGCGAACGAGGCGCCTGCATTCCTGCGGGACAACGCCCTTACGAACGCGGTGACCGACGATCAACTGCTCAAGGAAGCCGAGAACTTGAACTCTTTGGTCGAATGGGCCGAGGAGAGCGCGGAGAACGAGTCCCAATACGACGACGACGGCAACGAATTCGTCGCGAAGGACGGTGAGAAGACCTACACCAAGGCCGATCTCCGCCGCATCAAGAACAACGCTCGGCGCATCCTGCGAAAGGACGTGCCCGCGCGTCAGGCTTGGATCAAGGAACGCAACGCATCCGACCAACAGGCCGTCCAGACCTTCGGGTTCCTCAGTGAACCCGAAAGCGACGACATGGCAATGTTCCTGCAAGTGAAGGAATCACCGCTGTACAAACCGCTGGTAGACCATTTGCCCAACTCCAACTTTGCGTTGGGGTTGATGGTAAAGGGACTGCGGCAAGTACAGAAGGAGCAGGCCGCTGCGGAAGCGAACGGAAAACCCAAGGCGAATAAGCCCAAGGCTCCTGCGGCGAACGTAGAAGCGGCGGGAACGCCGAAGGCTCCGAAGGGGGAAGTGAAGGGGAAGAAAGCTCTGACGGCGGCGAAAGCGAAGTTCGACGCATCCGGCGCTATGGCCGACTACCAAACCTACCTGCGACTTAAACAAGTCGCAGCCTAATCAACTTAACTCATAGGAGGGTAACGAAATGGCTAAAGCAGCCAGTTACAACACTGCGGGAAATAGAGAGGACTTGACCGATATTTTGTCAATTCTCGAACCTGAGGCAACGCCTCTACTTTCCCTTGCAAAGAAAAAACGGGCGACCGCCACGTATAACGAATGGCAGGTCGATTCACTTTCCGACCCGGTAATCTCCGGCGTCAATGAAGGTGAGGACGTAACGTCCTTCCAGAACGCCACCGCCAACCGGGCGCGCCTTGGGAACTATATCCAAAAGTTTCGTAATGCGTTCATGGTGAGCGACATAGAGCAATTGGTCGATGTTGCCGGCGTATCAAGCGAATTCGCGGAGGCCGAAGGAAAGGCAACGCGGGAAGTGAAGCGTTCCATCGAGACGGCCATCTGCTCAACCCAAGACCGCCAAGCGGACGCGGGGACCGGGTCGCCGTACCTGACTCGCGGCTTGAGCAAGTGGTTGGAAGCGAGCCTGTCGGACGTTCCCGACGCCTACGAGT